GGAAATCCATTAAGTCAACATACCAGTCTAGTAGTGGGAGAAAGAGCAGGAGGAGGATCGGTAAAAGCAGGAAGTGGTTATCTTGTTGGAGAGCGTGGGCCAGAATTATTTACACCAGGAGTTTCTGGTATGGTTACACCAAATCATGCTCTTGGTGGTTCAACAAATATAGTTGTAAACGTAGATGCTTCTGGATCTTCTGTTGAAGGAGATGAAGAGCAGGGCAGAGAACTTGGTCGAATGATCTCAGCAGCGATACAATCAGAATTAATTAAACAAAAACGACCAGGAGGTATGCTCGCATAATGGCTACATTTCCTTCAATAAAACCCACATACGGCCAACAAAAAAGATCCGCACCAAATACCCGTAGAGTAGCTTTTGCAGATGGTTATGAACACAGGATATTGTTTGGATTAGCAGAACATCAAAATCCAAAAACTTATAATTTCACATTCGAAGTATCGGAAACGCAAGCAGATGAAATAGAAACCTTCCTTGATGCCCGTGCAAACGATAGTGATAGCTTTGATTTTACTGCTCCTGGAGAAGCTGCTGCACAAAAATTTGTTTGCGAAACTTGGTCTAAATCAATACCATACAATAATAGAGCAACGATCCAGACAACATTTAGAGAGGTATTTGAACCATGAGCACTGCTCCTATAGTTACAGACTTACAAAAAGTAAACCCGTCAGCAGTTATTGAACTATTTACCCTTACAACTGACTCCACTCTTCATGGATCGACAGCAACATACCGTTTCCATAACGGTACAAACAGAGTAGGTAACGGAGATATTATCTGGGCTGGTAATACTTATGTGAAAATGCCTATAACTGCCGATGGTTTTGCATTTCAAAAAGGACAATTACCAAGACCAACTCTTACGATAAGTAACGCAATCGGTACAGTGACAGCAATTCTTTTAAATGTAAATGCGGTTACAACTGGAAATGACTTAACAGGAGCTACTGTAGTAAGAATAAGAACATTATCACGTTATTTAGATTCAATTAATTTTCCTGGAAATACAAACCCGTTTGGCACACCAGATCCTACAGCAGAGTTTCCTCAAGAGATATATAAAATTGACAGAAAAGCTGCTGAAAATAGAGATGTAGTTACATTTGAATTAGCAGCAGTATTTGATTTAGCAGGGATAAGAGCACCCAAGAGACAGTGCACTAGAACAGAATTTCCTTCTATTGGTACGTTTGTTGCATGACTTGGAAATATAAAGCACTGCTTCATGCTCAACGGGAAGATCCTAAAGAGTCTTGTGGTCTTTTACTGAATATTCGAGGAAAAGAAAAATATTTTCCCTGTCGAAATTTGTCAATGACTAACCATCAGTGTTTTATTATTGATCCAGAAGATTATATAAAAGCAGATAATACAGGAGAAATAACAGCCGTAGTTCATAGCCACCCTGTAACACCACCTACACCTAGTCAGGCAGATCAGATAAGTTGTGAACAAAGTAATCTTCCGTGGCATATTGTTAATCCAAAAACAGAACAATGGGGATATTGTGAACCTTGTGGGTATAAACCACCCTTACTTGGTCGCCCGTGGGTTTGGGGTGTTACTGACTGCTGGAGCTTAGTAAGAGATTGGTATAAACAAGAAAAGAATATTCAATTAAAAGACTGGGATAGACCTACAACACCAGAAGAATTTGTTCTTAATCCTTTATTTGAAAGTTGTGCTTGGAGAACTGGATTTAGGGAACTAAGGCCAGATGAAAAACTTATGAATGGCGATGCACTATTAATGTCTATTGGATCTGCTGGCTTAAATCATGTAGCTATTTTCTTAGATGGAGATGTTTTACATCATTTAACCGATAGACTATCTTGTAGAGAGCCTTATTCTCAATGGTTATTAAAATGCACAGGAGGGAGGTATCGTTATGTTGCGTAAAGTAAAACTATATGGCGAGCTTGCTGAATTTGTAGGGCACAAAGAGTTTGAGATAAAAGCTGAAACATTATCTAAAGCTGTGAGTTTCTTAATAAATAATTTCTCTGGGATAGAAAAATTTATGAGTCCTAAGTATTATCAGGTAAAAGTAGGCAATTACACGATAAGCGAAGATGAAATACATCACCCGATAGGTCAACAGGATATTCATTTTGTTCCTGTTATTAGTGGTGCTGGAAGAGGGGGAGGAAAAATACTGCTAGGAGCAGCATTAATAGGAGTAGCTATCGCCAGTGGTGGTGCAGGATTTGCTTTTGGCAGTAAAGGTGTTGGTTTCATAGCGACAGGGGCAGCACCAAACGCTCTAATGGCAGCAATAGGAAATATAGGTATAGGTTTAACTTTGATGGGTGTGTCTGAAATGCTTACTCCTCTACCTGAGAGAAAAGATTTCAACAGTGAGCAGGACCCAAGACTGTCATATAACTTTTCTGGAACTCAAAATACATCACGGGCTGGAACTCCCGTTCCAATTTGTTACGGAGAAATTATTACTGGATCGGTAGTTATATCTGGAGCAGTTGATACTCAACAGGTACAAGCATGACAAAGAAAACTATCAGAGGTGCTGGTGGACCTCCTTCTCCACCAACTCCACCTCAACCAACCAGAGCACCTGATACGCTACATAGCAGACAGTTTGCTACATTTTTAGACCTAATATCAGAAGGAGAAATAGAAGGTTTTGCCTCCGCATCAAAAGAAGGACTTACTCAAGGAACAACTGCATATAATAATGCTGCATTGAAAGATGTATTTTTAAATGACACACCAGTACTAAAAGCAACAGCCAACTCTTCTAACCCTGCAACTACTGACTTTAACTTTCAAGATGTAGGTTTTACTCCCAGGTTTGGAACTGCAAACCAGACAAAAGTAGATGGAATCGAAAGCAGTTCTTCAGTAACAGCAGTAGGTGTAACTGTCACAGCTTCAACTCCCGTTACACGACAAATAACAAACTCAAATGTCGATGCTGTAAATGTAACTGTCACTTTCAATCAACTTCAAAGAGCAACAGATCAGGGGGATTTACTAGGTACAAGCGTTAGACTAAAAATAGCTGTTCAGTATAATTCTGGTGGATTTACAGATGTTATTGACGACACCATTACAGGTAGAAGTGCTGACGCATATCAAAGAGATTATAGGGTAAATCTTACAGGTGCTTTTCCTGCGGATATAAGAGTTACCAGAGTTACAGCAGATAGCACTGATTCCAGTTTGGTTGATGCTTTTGCGTGGACAAGTTTTGGTGAAATAATTGACGATGCCAATACTTATCCTGACAGTGCCTATGCTGCTATTCGTTTGGACTCAATGCAGTTCAGTTCGATACCTACAAGAAAATACAGAGTAAGAGGAGTAAAAGTAAGAATCCCAGGTGCAGGAGCTAGTGGATCGGGCACTCCAACTGTTGATGCTAATACTGGTCGAATTATTTACCCTGACGGCTACATATTTAATGGTGTTATGGGTGCTGCTCAATGGTGCTCGTGCCCTGCGATGGTATTACTCGACTTGCTCACGACCCAGAGATACGGATTTGGAGATCATATAACAGATAGCAGCCTTGACTTATTCTCTT